ATACGTTGGTGGGGGAGGTGGTGGTACCGATGCGTTAAACAGTGATGTGCCTCCTACTAATGCCTCTAATGGAGGTGGTGGTGGTAATGGATCCGGGGGAGAAGTTGGTACGGGAATAGCAACAGGTACATCATATAATGGTAATCCAGGCATAGCATATGGTGCTGGAGGTGGAGGTGGAGGGCAACCTGGTACAAATAGTCCAGTTGTTGATTTTAATATTACTTATGGAGGTGCTGGTAAAGAAGGAGCTATTTTCTTATATTTTGAATTTGTTCCTAATGGTTGTCAATGGAATCCCTTATTAGCAAATCAATCTGAATTTTGGACGAGGGGAACCGGTGATTGTCCTGATTTGGAAGACGTAACAATGCCGGATGGTAGTCAAATGACATTTGAAGATTTGAGTGAAAAACGTAAGGCAACAATTTTTCAATATAAAAAAAATAATGCTGGATTTTCAAAAAAACAGATTTATTCAAGATTGGCACGCGGTATCGGTAAGCAAAGAGGGGCTTCATTTGCTACTCAAAGTGCTACTTATTCAAACCCTAATATTAGAGGTCTACAACAAGACGGTAGTGGTATTTTAATATCTCCGTCTACGCCAAGAAATTGGGCACTAACCAATCAAAACGATACACCTGGCCCTTTAAGGCGAATTACAAATTATTCAACTGTACCATTATATAATTATGTGCCTAGGCGAACATATTTAGCTGGAGGAACAAAGTGGCCTCAGTCTGCTTGGGCACCTGGAATGAATGGTTTTCCTGTTGGAAAAAAAGGAAAAAAATAGAAAATAGAAAATACAAAATACAAAATACAAAATACAAAATACAAAATACAAAATACACCTAAAAAGAGGGTACATAGGAAAACTGTACTATAAATTCATTGTACTATGTTGTCAGTATTATAATAAATTTTGTTAATTAATCAAAACAATATTTTATTACAACACGTCATTCACATAATGAAACAAATTATCCTCTATCTATTATTTACGAAATCCCTTTTTAAAGCCTTTGGGTACGATTTGTTGTTGGCTTTTTGTTCCTGTGCGTCAAGGCTTGATTCTCTTTCTAGGACCATAATGTTCTTGATTTTTTTGAATATAATCATTGTCATTATACGAACGATTATTATTATTGATTGATTGTTGATTTTTATAATCGTCATCGTCGCCGATTAAGAAATCTTCAATACGCGCTTTACGTATATATGACGCATTATCGTGTGAATTTGTCATACTATTATTATATAATAGCATGACAATACATCTTTATATATATTTACATTATACAATTTGTTTATCTGAATCTAGACAAGCATATTACTCTCTTAAAGAAGGATTCACACAAATTGCGTGTGATGGAAATATGTCACCAGACATACAAGTGTCGGCATTTTTCACTTCAATACAACTGCGAAATCCCCTATCTTCACCAATATAACAATATCCAGATTTTCCAGAACTTGTACGTTGAGTAGAACTAGTAGCATCATCTGGTAAAGGTTCTGTATTATATTCAGCATCAGCTAAGGCACTTGATAATGATGATGATAACTGGTCCAATGGTCTAGTCATTTGTTGATTGCTTCCTTGTTGTTTACCCATTTGTTCAGGATTTTGTTGTTGTTGTTGTTGTTGTTGTTGTTGTTGCGATATGGTACCTGGTTCAATATCTAATTGTCCTTGAATGACATCAATACCACTCTCTACAGTTCCAGCTGCAACATCAATACCTAATTTAGCTCCTTCAGCAGTTAGTTGTGTAATATCTTTTGTAGATTCAGTAACAACATAACCTAAACTCTCAAGAATACTTTTTAAAAGAGGGGCAAAGAATTCCTTTACATGGCGGAGAAAATCACCTAAATAAGAAAAAACATTGACGCCTAGAAACAAAAGTATCGTTATAATAAGTCCAATTCTCATATAATCTGTTTTTCCATTGGTAGACAATAAAGATGAAGAATCTTCTGTTGGGGAAGAACGTATATCAACAGTTACCCCTTGAGGAATAGTATCACTGAATCGTTCCATTATATATAAAAATGGTTATATAAAAATATAGCTCATTGATTTTATTACAAATATAAACGATATTTATCTATATTTTTCTCCAAATTCTCATATATTACCTTGCCAACATGTATGCTTATATAATAGGTTGATATAGTGGTAATAATCACACCAGATGAATAATATAAAATAGTTAGTGTAACTGGATCCATATAATCACCTGTTTACAATATAGTCATATATTTGTGTAAAATGAATGAAACAAGTAATATAATATAATTGTATTATATACTATATATAATGGATTACGTCGTTCCAGCATTTTCCATGTTAGCATTAGATAGTGTTTATTTATCCAATATTGGTGGACCTTTATTCGCCAAAATGGTCAAGGGAATTCAAAAAGAGGATATGAAGGTTAATGTTGTTGGCGCAATAGGCTCCTACATATTTTTAATCCTTGTTCTCTATAAATTTATAGTTTTAGAGAGAAAATCACCAACAGATGCGTTTCTTCTTGGTCTTTGTATATATGGTGTTTTTGACTTTACCAATATCGCCATATTTAAGAATTACAAATTGCTACCAGCATTATCTGATACTATTTGGGGTGGTGTTTTATTTTACGCGGTAACCTGGTTTACCTATAAAGTATTGGGACTTAAAATAAAACGTTGAATTGTGCACTACGACCGAATAATTGTATTCATATTGTTCATTGCCTCTAATTTTTCAAACGTTTTCTCTCTATTGCTCTTCTCTAGACCGTTAAATAGATAGTCGGTNGCTGGTGCTTGTTCATTCTTTTTTATTTCTTTATAGATGAGATTTATCTTTTTCGTAATGTTATCTATACTCGTTTTATTCTCAATAATCTCAATCTGTGTATTGAAACTATCAGTCAAGAGAGAAACGGCAAAATAGAGCAAATATCTTCGTTTTTTTTTGGCACCACTAGTATATCGCATACAAAATAATTCAAATATACTTTTCAGTATTTTTTTGGATATTTCTGAGGTATATGTCCTATTGTTGGTACTCTCAGTAAATAGTACGTCCCATATCATCCAGATGGGCTCTTTTACGCATTTTTCATCCACACTCACAAAAGAACGTCGTTCACATATACAAATTTCTTTACGTTTTTTACACAAGTTTTCAAATTCCAATATCCACTCCAACCAATAACACGCATCCAACGCATTTCGCGAATCTTTAGAAACGTGATAAGCCAATTCGTTGATAGCAATGAACAATTCCTTTGGGTCGTCCTTTTTAAAAATAGCAGTCGCATAATTCACATTAGGTGCTTTTAACTTGCTTGCCATAGTCGTCATGTCAAATTCTTCTTGTTTTTTAATTTTCACACTTTCAATAGAATGCTTTTTTTTAGAATTACATATTACCGCAATAATCTCAGCAAATATTTTCCGGATTTTGTCACTATTACGCATATTTAATTCAAATCCAGAATAGGTAGATATTAGTTCTTTAAATTGATTAAATCGCATTTCCAAATAAATAGGCAATTTAGGGTTTCCCAAGTGAATATGTTTTCCTACAAAATTCAAAATAATGTCCCATAATTCAATAAAACAACCACAACAAATAAACTCGGCACTCCAATGTAAAGCCTTTTCTATATGTCCAGTTGATAAACTATTTAGCAATTCTTTTTTAGCATCTGTTCTTTTAAATTTGGAAAAGGTAATACCCTTGAATTGTTTTTCATTTCGTATATCATTTATTTCAAAATCATTCATATAAACTTTCGTATAAAAAAAATAACCTAATAATACATATATACACATATACAATGGAATTTTCATTTGGATTTAATAAAGTAGAGAGAATATACAAACGATTAGATAGATGTTTACGTAAATTACCGGTTTGGTTTCATTTACTCTTATTGCTAGCTATACTATTTATTTTGGTGACTATTTATAAAAGTAATACTCCAGTGCGCGAAGGATTCATTGAGCAAAGGGAAAATTTCGTAGTAAAAAATGGATTCAATGTATTTGATGATTTTTATGTCAGTATATATGATGAATTATTTTATCGTGAATTGTCTAACCAATATGAAGTTGGTAGCATTGAAAATATAGTAAAGCCTACTAGCGAATCAAACATGTTGGTATTAGGAAGTGGAACTGGACACATAGCGAATGAATTTCATAAGCAAGGTGTACAAGTTACTGGATTAGACGAGTCACAAGCCATGGTGAAATATGCTAAAGATTCTTATCCAGAACTTAAATTTATTCAAGGAACCCCTATGAAATCCATGGCATTTCAACCTGAACAATTCACGCAAATTGTTTGTTTAAATATGAATTATTATTATTACAAGGACAAAATAAGTTTGCTACAAAATGTGTACAATTGGTTAAAGCCTGGTGGGTTTTTTGTGGTTCAGTTAGTGGATAAAAACAAATTTGATCCAGTTGTTCCAGCAGGAAAACCATTTGTTATGGTTAATCCACAGAGTTTTGCTAAAAAGAGGATTACCACTTCTAGTGTTATTTTCAATAACTTTGAATATAAATCGGATTTCCAAGTGTTCCCTAATGACATGGTTCAATTCACCGAAATTTTTAAAGATACCAAATCACCTGGTTCAAAAAAGACAAGACAAAATGTTCATAAAATGTGGATGCCTTCCAAACAAACGATTATTAACCAATGTAAAGAAGTTGGATTTATAAATTACGCGCAAGCCGATTTATTGATGGCACAAATGGAATACCAATACTTGTATGTCTTTCAGAAACCTGAATAATTTGTAAATATAGTTGTTCAAATAAATTTAATTTATTTCAATATTAAGTTTATTTTTATTTTATGGTGTAATTATTGATACCAATACTATTTAGGTATTAACTTTCTACCATATGAATACCATAATATTATAGAAATGATACTACCTAAGACAAAACCATGTCCGGCTGATTGTAACGATTTGCCAAACATAAAATATCCAGTCAATGGAAAAATGATGTATGAAATCAATACATAGAATACCATTATCTGTAGATATCGGGTAACATTAGAAGGTAATGACATATATAATATTCTAATATAATTATTCTAATATAAAATTATTGTTTCATAAACAATTTTACACAATCCCATACCTTGGCTGATTCTTGTAAATTAAATGCTCCTCTTTTTTGTGCCAAATGAAGGAATGATACCATAACATTTAGTGCGGTATTTTCGTCTTTAATATCTACGTCACTTAGTTGTTGTTGCTGTTGTTGGATTGGTCTTTCTATAGTATCCATAGTTATATTATCCATATGATATATGCTCATATAAATTAATCTACATTTTAACGAATCATCTTACATATTTACCAACTCTAGCAAATGAGTCAACGATAAAAATAATAAATATGCCTAAAAATGAATACAAAATCAATTCTTCGGTTACTCTACCTGTTTTTTCATCTTGTTGTTCTTCTAATAAATAGATTACTTGGTTTAATTTGTTTAATAATTCGTCTTTGTTAGCTCCATTTGGAGATGAATCGTCGGAACTTTGGTTATAATAAGGAACATACTGCTGATAGTATTGTTTAGCGTATTCACTAGGCAATTGCGTAAATCCTTCTTTTTCTGAATCATTTGCTAAAGAATCATATTCTTCATTATTCATAGAATGTTGATTGTCCATTCGTTCAATACCGACTGAATCTGGATACTGAACCATTGGTTGAAATTTGCCGGACGAATCATCATCGTCATCATCATCGTTATTATCGCCATAGTCACCACCACTATTGTGAATTTTTTGCATGAGTGCCTCTACGTTGGAATTTGATTTTGTAGAACCTTTGGCATTGGCATTGGCATTGGGGTTAGATGGTCTTTTTAATGTTTTGTTTCTCATAGTAACTCTCTTTTTCTGTATTGGATTTTCCATATTTTCTTTATTATATTCGGATGCATATGTTGCTAAAGACATTTATACTCTTATAAAAAATACAGATAATAATTTAAATAACTTACGGAAAAATTATATGTTTATTTATATAAAAGAATGTATCATTTACTTGACTTCAATAGTGTTTTAGGAAAAATTCTATTTATAACCCTTATTTTAATTGCTACTCATATTCATATGTTAGCTGGTGTAGGTATGCTTTTGCTAATTATATCTATGAACCATAACGTTAGAGAAGGTATGGAGAATAAAAATAATACTTCAGACGAAATTTCGTCAGATGATGCCGATGATGCCGATGATGCCGATGAT